ATAAGCAGGTGAAAACTTTGCGCCAGGTACTTCAAAAGTAAACTGATCTGCTAATTCATAATAAACATGAGGTTCTGCCTCAACATTTAAATATACTTCGTTCTTCTTGGAAATAACCAAATGAGACATAATATCTCCACATCTGGTCTATTTATCAATTAAATCCAGACTGAAATTTCTGCCATTCAATGGCATTTTTTATTTGATATGTACGGTTCGATACTGCCCTTATAATCTCTTCTAAGAACTTTAGGGTAGTATCATAGTATTTTACCTTAAGATTTATCTTTGCTAGTCTCTCGTCTGCCTCCATGTACTTCTGGAGTGCTTCTTTCTCTCTGATCTTATATGGAAATGGTTCTTCTGCGTAAGTCTCTACAGTTGCCTTACCAGTATAATATCTGTATCTATCTAAATTTATTTCGTTCTGAGTAACTCTTGCTTTTTCTCGCATTAGAGTAATAGTATTATAAAGAGTATAATACTTAGAATGTAGTTGTGGAATTCTTAGTGATTCATCATGTAAATTATCAGGATCTATGCGAGAATCTTTTTCCCACATTTCCTGAATCTTATCAAGATCCATAATAAAGATTATTTAATTAAAGTTCTTTGCCAAGCATATCATTGAGCTCGTATATAGTATACCTGAAAGATACCTCTGCTGTAAAGTAGTCTATGTCAGTTTCTGAAACATCGAATGTTAATCCACTTAGAGATATAGGAAATAGATCAATAAACTTAACTTGTGCGACTGGTTGGAAGTTACTATTCAAAATTTGAAGAGTTCCATCACTAAATGCTTCCTTTCCATCCTGTACACCATCATCATTCGTTGTTAATGTCTTATAGTCTTGGGTACTTTGTGCAAAACCAAGTCTTTTCATCCATTTATGGATTATTGAAAAGTTTTCCAAGTTTTCATCTACGAGGAAAGTTAGGGAAAAATCCCCATAAGATATCTTCTCACCAGGTACATCAATATCTTTTAGATATGATGGTTGAATTTGTGTTGCTAGACTTATATCAGGTATATTAGCAGACATTGATAAAAAATCAACTTTTGGATATTTTCCTAAAGTAAATTTAAATCCAACTGGAGTTAAAAAATTTCTATTCTGTATTTGATTTGCAAATGCAGTTGCCATTATTAATCGATAATGATATTAAACCAATCTTGACTCATTCCTTTGATGATATTATCTGCAGACTCTTTATCATCTGCGTATCCTTCTTTTATCAAATGGTCAACAACAGACTCATACTGTGCCTTGATTTTTTGTGCTTCTCTAGGTGTAGGTTTCATTTTGAACGCAATATTTGTAGTTATTTATCAATACTATTCTCCACCACCGCCTCCACCGTTTCCACCGCCACCATTTCCTCCACCATTTCCACCGTTGCTGTAACCACCATTACCATTCCCATTGCCACCATTACCGTTCCCATTCCCATTAGAACCATTTTTTTTATTGCTACTATCATCATTGTCCTGTCTTCCTCCCAAATAACGACCAACAACACTTACATGTCTATTACCTTTTGGTACACATGCACCTAATTTTTTATCAAACTTGTAACCACTAGGACAATTACGACTAAACTCTTTGTATGATTTCATTACTTTTTTAAATTCCTAGTAATTATTTAGAATAAAAAAGAGACCTGTTAAGGTCTCTGATCCATCTCGAACATATTATGTATATTCAGCAATGTTACCACCATTACGTCCACATGTATTATCCATGATTCCCATCATCTGTGAAACAAGTTGTGGATTTTTCTTTGCATACCCATCTCCAAAATGAGAATCTATGCTACGAATTGATTCTTGCAGATATTGATCTGTAATGAAACTAACGATTTCAAATTTTTCAGTAATTTTCATGTTTGTATTTGTATATTACCTCAACATCATAGCATAAAAAAAGAGACCCGTCAAGGTCTCTTTGTTAAACAAATATGTAATATCCGAATTACATGAGGTTGTTAACTCTAACTCTTCTGTAGTATCTGTTGCTATTAGCAGTGATACGACCAAGACCAGCAGTTGTTCCTTCAGCAAATGGGTTGGAAACAAGACCATAACGAGTCTTAAATCCGATTTTTGGCTGGAAGGTGTTTTCTCCAACTGCACGAACCATCTGTAATGGAACGTATGGGCAGTAGAATAAACCTGCGTCATAAGGTGAAGAACCTTTGTATCCAACAACGTAGTACTGAGCAGCAGCAACGTTTGCTGAATATGGATCGATGTATACTCTATACTTACCTTGTAAGATACCAGCAAATGTATTACCAGTGTCATCAACGTTAAGGTTAGCGTTAAGAGCAGGAGTGTAGTCTAGTACACCAGCCATTGTTAATGCAGAAGCAACGTCAGCAGAACAAAGGATCATGTTACCCTTTCCGCGTCTTGTTTCTTGTGCGATTGCGTTGGCATCTCTTTCGATCTGGAAGATCAAACCTTTGAACTTCTCAACAGACCATCTACCGTTACTATCAACGTCTAAGTCAAATGTACCAGTTGAAGCAACGTTTGCCTGTGCACCAGACTTAGCAGCTTTGTATACTGTACGGATAACTTCTCTGTTGATCTCAGCAAGAATCTCAGTAGAAAGAATGTTAGCAAGTTCTGCTTCTGCATTCAATCCGTGGATTGCTTTGAGGTCTTGAGCAAGTTCTAATGAGTACTCAGCTTTAAGTGCTCTGGACTTAGCAGTCACAGTAACTTTCTCGATGCTGAATGCCATCTGGTTGAACTCGTCTCCAGATGTACCTAGATCTTCAGAATCTGCAGTACCCATACCCTGACCAACAGGATAAGTTGTAGCAGACTGTGAACCCTCTGGGTTAAGAAGACCTGGATTTGCAGCGCTTGTAGGACCAGTTGTACCGAAACCAACGGATTCGCCACCACTATTGGCAACGTACTTAGAACCTTCAAGATCAAACCCTGAGTTTTGTCCAGAGAATGATGTATCTGCTTCGTCGAACAATGCTTCTGAACCACCCATAGACTGGAACTTGGAACGCATTGCGAAGATTAAACCAGTTGGTCCGTTCATTGGTTGTACACCAGCTAGGTCATAAGCGACCAAGTTTGGCATAGAACGACGGATTAAACTGATTAGGACTGGGTCAAAACCTGCAACAGGTGATGATGCATCAGCAGAGAAACCTGCTGTAGATGATGTTGATCCAGTGTTTACTGTTGGCTGCTCAGATAAGAATTCTCTTTCTTCGTTTACAGCCTTTTCTTGGTTTTCTAACAGAATCGCAGTTACCGCTCTTCGATGTGAATCTTTGATTGGATCCAGACCATCGTGGTCTAGAATCGGTGCCCACTTCTCCTGTAGATGTTCAGCGTTGAACATTTGCATTTGAATTTTCCTTTATGCTTAGTTTTATACGAGTTTGATTTTATAATTTAAAAATCACTTTTTGGCAACTCTACCTAGAGTCTGAAGATAAGCATCCATTCTTGTAGAATACTGCTTAGCTGGTTCTTCAACCCCTTCAGAAATTAGGGTATCAGAGTCGTCTTTCTTTGGAGCACTAGTGTTTGATGGGAAATAAGATTCCTTCAATTTAACTAGTTTCTCTCTATAGGTATCTTCACTATCAAACTCAACATTTTCTGCAAGTTTAGCGAGCTTATCTTTCTGTGAAAGTGCTAATCCTTCTGTTACTTCTGAAAAAATTACATCGGCAACGGATTCTGCTAATCTCCTGTTCAAATTAACATTCTTGTCAATTTGCTCATTGAGTTTTGACTCCATTTCATCAAGTTTATCTACCATACTCTCTAGGACATCATATTTGTCTTCAGGGATTGTTACATAATGTTCTTCAAATAGTTTCTTCATTCCGTCTAAGAATGAATCAGTCATTTCAGCTTTGAGTCCTTCTTCGACTGAGAGTTGATTTTCTTTAACCCACTCATCGGCAACATACTCAAGGTATGAATCGACTCGTGCTGTCAAATCTTTTTTCACCGCTTCTACTTCTTCTACTAATACTTTTTCATAAGCACTTTGTAGTTCTTCCTTAACGGTAGCAACCTTAGATTTGATTGCTGTCTCGAAGATTGTTCTTGCTTTATCTTGGAATTCTTCGGAAAGTTCCTCTCCTGCGATGAGTGCATTAATATCTGCATCGATATCAATTGCTTCCTCTTCCTCTTCAGCAATTACTTCTTCTTCAGTAGTTTCTTCTGCTTCAGCAACAACTTCTGTTTCTTCGGTAGAAGATTCTTCGGATTCAGCAACAACTTCATCAGTTTTTGCTTCGTCTTCAGCGACTACATCGCCTTCAACTTCTTCCTCTTCCTTCATACCTTTAGCACCCTCTGCAGGTTTTGCTCCTTTATTAACAACATCTTTAACTTGCTTAAGTGTTGCACCAGGTGTTTTTAGTTTTGCTGAATCGTCATCAGGTTTATAATTTTCGGGTGTAGGACCGCCTAGGTCTTCTACTTCCCCGCCTGACATTTTTGTCATTGGTTCT